CGCAGGCCGTGAGAAGCTTGGACGCATCGTCGGGGGCTCTGAGAAGGAGGGGGCCGCGCTGAAGCGTAAGTTCCTCAAGTCTACCCCTGGCATCGAGGAGTGGATTAGGGAGGTCAAGGGGTACGCAAAGAAACATGAGTACGTAGTGGCACTCGATGGACGTAAAGTCCCCATCCCCTACGGTAAGGACAAGCACTCAGGCCGGTGGGTTTTCAAAGAGTACGTCGCGCCTAACTACCAGCTGCAGGCGGACGGGGCGGTCATTATGAAGCAAGCTACCGTGTTTGCAGATGAGGCCATTACGGAGGCAGGGATCGACGCCTACCAAGTACTGAACGTACACGATGAACTGCAGTTCGAGGTGCTACCCCAGGACGTCGAACAAGTTGAGGAAATTCTAGTTGACTCCATCCGTCGAGCTGGGGTAGAGTTGGGACTACACGTACCCCTCGACGGCGAGGCTAAACACGGGAGGAATTGGAGTGAGACGCATTAAAGCTAACCAACGTACTAAAGGGTGTGGACTGTTTGCCGCCCTAGGGATTACCGGGATGTTTATGGCTGGTCACGTGGCGTTCTGGGGCCTAGTGGCCTGGGCTATCTACAAGCTAGTGGTGTTTGCTACGGCGGGAGGGGCGGAGTGAAACTCACTGAACTGGAGCTAATACTAGACGTCTTAGAAACATCTCATTGGGACGGATCAGAGTGGTGCGCATGTTCTTATTGTGGTCGGGCCGATGATGAGCATGAGGAGTGCGCTTACGACGCGGCTATCAAGTTCGTAGAGTATGCTATAGAGGCGCATGATGAAAAAACATAAACTATCCCTCCCCGAAGGCCTCGCCCTCTCCTACGGACTAATCATCCTCGGCTACATCACCTTCTGGAGTTTGGTGGTGTGGGGTGTGCTGAAGGGGGTTGGGTGTTTTATGGGAGTGGTGGAGTGATGACTAGCCTAGACAAATATACCGTTATAGTTCCTCCGCTCAGTGCTGCGCATCTTGGGGACAGGTTCCTAATCCTTATATGTCCTGGAGAGTACTCTATGGACTTCAAGGTCATAGAGATCGTAGGCGAAGGACTAGACCCTGACCCAGGCGTCTTGTTCTTTACCCGTCGCGGGGCCCTCTCGACCCCAGACCACGTAACCCAACTAGACGAAGCTCAGGTATTCATGGAGGGCTACCTGAAATGGGACGGCTGTATGAACGTAAACATCGACACGGAAGATGAGTGCATGACCCATTTCTGCGGTCGTTATGACGCCTCCAAGGTAGGTAGAATGATAGACAATATCTATACTCTCGGCCTAACTCACATCGAGTTTGCTATAGAGGAGTACTTGAATGACTAATAAAACCTTACTAATCGACGGTGACTGGCTGTGCTACAAAGCAGCAGCCGCAGTGGAGACGGAATTCGAGTGGGCAGAGGACCAATGGACACTGACTAGTGATGTAGCTGAAGCTACTGGACTAGTCGTGAGTTGGATTAATGCTTGGGCAGCTAGGATCGCTGAAGACAAGGAGGAGCTAGTGGACCCTAGGATTCTTCTGTCTGACCCTTCCGGCCACTACTTCCGCCACGACATCTATCCCCAGTACAAAGGAAACCGAAAGGGCAAACGAAAGCCCGTCTGCTATAAAGCTCTAGTTGACCGGGTCCGTAAGCACTCAATCTCTACACCGTGGAGACATAACCTTGAGGCCGACGACCTCATGGGCATCTACGCCACCAACGGTAAGTACGATCACCCCGTCATAGTTACCATCGACAAGGACCTCGACACCGTACCCGGCTGGCACTACAACCCCGATAAGGACAAGCTGTACCAAGTGTCCCCGGAGGAAGCTAAGCGGAACCACATGTTCCAGACGCTAGTAGGAGACGCTACGGATGGGTACAAGGGGTGTCCGGGGGTGGGGCCGGTGAAGGCTAGTAAGATTTTAGAGGCGAGAGACCGGGAGGCTGCCCCTCTGATGGGCGTATCTGAAGACGCACTGAGATGGGCTTCAATTGACCTTACCTTTGAAGATGCGGGAATACCCACAGACGAAGCCAACATCCAGGCCCAGCTCGCCTACATCCTACAGGACGGTGACTACGACTTTGAAACTGGGGAGGTGAAGTTATGTCAGTGGATGTAGATAAGCTTATATGCCCTGAAACTGAACAGGAGTGTCTGTATGATATTTGTAGGAACGGCAATGTCTGTGATTCTTGGGCGGAGCAGGGACTATCCGGTCCGTCATCCCCGGATGGAGTATGCGAGGTGACACCTTCGCCCACCACGTCCGACCAAGTAAACTCCCCCAACCACTACCAGAGCACCTACGAGCACCACGGCCCCATCGAGTGCATCCACGCCATCAAGGCTATGCTGGGCCCGAACTACAAGTACTACGCTCAAGGCGCGGCCTTGAAGTACCTCTGGCGGCACCCGTATAAGGGGAAGCCCCTAGAGGATTTGCTCAAGGATCGGTACTACCTGGAAGACCTCATCAAAGCCATTGAGGAGGAAAACAAGTAACCATTTGGTTACCTATCCCGCACCCTATATGGAATCTCAACCAAAACTCCCCTTTGTCGGCCCCGATGTGCTGGTCCACTTCATCTCCAAGTTCCCCTTGGACCTGAGGAAGGCCAAGACACTCGAAGACCTGCACAGACTCAAAGGCAACCAGGAGGTCCTAGACCACCTCAGAGGACTTGTAGACCGTCAGGACCAGCGTAAGGGAGTAACCACGATCAAGAAATAATATGTGCTTCAGCGGCCCGGACATCGAGTTTCCGGCGATCCCTGAACCCCCCAAGCCTCCCGCCCCAGCCCCCCTGAGGGGCGCGAGGGAGATCAGAGCCCCTGAGGGACAGCGCGATACTCAACGTGCTGCTCGCTCCAGGGGTTCTTCTCGTTTGAGGATCCCGCTCAGTAACGTAAATATCCCCAAGTAGTATATGCTCACAGCCAAGGCGGTTTACGAGAAACTCAAGACGCACCGTGAACCCTACCTGACTGTAGCCCGCAAGGCAGCCGCGCTCACTCTGGTAACCTACGTACCAACGTACGACCAGGACAACAACCAGCGCAGGAACACTAAGGAACGCCTGGCCGCCCCGTTCCAGATGGTAGGCGCAGCTGGGCTCAACAGCCTCAGCTCCAAAATCACCCTCTCCTGGCTCCCCCAGGCCGCGACGTTCGTACGGCTCAAAGCTGTCGATGGGGCCCTAGAGGACAAAGAGGCCAAAGAGGTCACAGCTATCGAGCAGGACCTCCTCGCCATTGAGTCCGTCATCATGGACCAGGTGGAGTTTCGCAAGGTCCGTCCCCGGTTCCATGAGGCTGTGAAGCAACTCCTGATCTCTGGGAACTCTTGCTTACGTCTGCTGCCTGGGAAGGACATGCGGGTCTTCCCGCTCTCCTCGTACGTCACGGAGTGGGATGAAGAGAACAACCTCCTTGAGCTAATCATCGAGGAGCGGGTGGCGTGGGCTGCCCTAGAAGAGGACCTGCAGGACCTTCTGACCGAGAAGGACCCGCGAGTTCGTGACGCTAACGAGACCGTTCTCCTCCACACCTGGGTCAAACGAGACGGTAAGAAGTACAAGGCCCGCCAGGAGATTGATGGTAACGGCCTGATCGTCCCCGGCTCAGAGACAACCTATCCTCTCGACAAGCTTCCCTACGCGCCTCTCCGCTGGTCTATTGACTCCGGCCAGCCCTACGGGTTCGGCCTGGTCGAGGAGTACATGGGGGCCTTAGAAACCCTTGAGGGACTCACGCAGTCAGCTACGGAGGGCACGTATGCGGGAGTGAGGCTCCTGTTCCTTGCGGACCCGAACGGCCTGACGAACGTAGAGGACTTGAATAACGCGCCGAACGGCTCGTTCGTCTCAGGCAACGCTGAGGAGATTCAGGCCCTCCAGACCGCAAAGCAGGCCGACCTCGCCGTCGCCTTCCAGCTCATTCAGGAGTTGAAGAGGGACCTGTCCCGTGTCTTCCTGCTGAACAGCGGAGTTACTCGTGACGCTGAGCGGGTCACCGCGGAGGAAGTGAGACTGCTGCAGCTCGAATTAGACACAGCGTTGGGCGGCGTGTTCGCTTCCCTAGGCCAGTCCTTCTCTACCTGGCTCGCCTCCGTGGTGATGGCCGACCTCACCAAACGTAAGCAAATCCCCGCCCTCAAGGACCGCGTGAAGCCCGTCATTATCACAGGCATTGAGGCCCTAGGTAGGGGTCATGAGGTGAATAGGATTAGTCAAGGCCTAGGCATCGTCCAGGGCATGGGTATCCCCCTCGACCAGGCAGGCATTCGTATCCCCGAGGTAACTCGCAAGGTCTTCGTGGGCCTAGGCGTCGAAACACAGGAAATCCTCCAGACCAAGGAGGAGTTCGAGGCCGCGCAGGAGCAACGGAACACCCAGCAACTGGTGGACTCCGTAGGTAGCGACGTCATCCGGGCTGAGGCCCAACAACAGGGGGGAGAGCAATAGATATTAGATCATTATTGGCTGAGCACTATCTAGCCAACAAGCCACGCTGGATCGTGACTGGGAAAC